CCCAAAAGGTCTTTCTTCTTTGTTTACCATATGTGTATTCTTATAAATATTATCTATATCATATATTTAATCAAACATAAGAGTACTAAAAATGGCATATTCTGGTGTATATAAACCGAAAAATTCGCATAAGTATGATGGTGATAAGAGAATTACATATCGCTCATTATGGGAAAGAGGTTTGATGGTATGGTGTGATGATAATGCAGAGGTAAAGAGATGGTCTTCAGAGCAGGTGGTTATTCCGTATATATCACCGGTTGATAATCGTGCCCATAGATATTATATGGATTTCAAGATAGAATTTACGAATGGTAATATATTGTTAGTTGAGGTAAAACCTGCGTATCAAACTATAGCTCCAGATAGAGCAAAACATAAAAGATCTTCTAAATTCTTAGCCGAAGCTAAAACATTCGCGGTGAATGATGCAAAATGGATTGCTGCTGAAAGATATGCTAAAAAACGAGGTTGGACTTTTGTGATATTTACAGAACATACTTTAACAGATTTAGGCATTAATATCGTAAATAACCCTAAGCAAAAACGAAGCAAAAAAAAGACACTATCTAAATAGTGTCTTTTTAATTATATTTATGTTATTAATCGATTAATGCTTTAAGAGCAGCGAGGTCATCATCTTCATCTTCGTTAACTGAAGATGTATCAACATGCGTTTCGTAGGTTGGTTCTTGTACTTGTTTAGTTTTCGGCGTTAGATCTGATTGACCTTGCGCTTGGAATCCAACAACAGTCTCAAGACCTGTACCTGTAACTTCACCTAATACTTCAACCAATTTCTTAGATAACTCTTCAAAAGATTTAAAATTATCAGGATCTTTAAATTCTTTCAAAGAATAACCAGCATTAACAACATTTTCAATATCTTTAAGTTCAGTCATTTTAAAATCAAACATTGTTTTATCATAACTTGGAACGATATTTTTACCTAGTTTCTGTGGCAATACTTTAATCAATAGATTCGGTGCTTCGAATACGTTAAAAGGATTGACTGGGTCTGCGTCAGGATCTGTAATTTCGTTTGGAAACAACTTCTCTTGAATTAGATTATCAATCGCTGGGCCGTATTCGTATAAAAATGTTTTACCATTATTATCAGGATTCGCCGGATCTTTAACAACTAAAATATTAGTATAAAAACGTGGGCGTTGTTTCTGTGCACTTGCCTGGTCCATATTTGATTGAATTTTTGTTTGATATAAACGATAATTCAAGTCAGCTACTGGATCTGGCTGGTCTAAACTGCGTAATGATTTTTCAGTGTAATATTTACCATTTGCTCCTTGGAAAAAATGTTTAATTACTTTTTCATATGGCATTTCTGTTGGACCGTCAGGACTTGGTAGAAAACGGATAACAGCTGAACCGCCTTTTTCCTTATCAAACGTTACGTTCCAAATACGATTATCTTCGTATGAATTACTGTTTTTACTTTCGACAGTAGTTTTGATTTTTGAAAGTAGTGCTGCTTGTTGTGCTTTAAGATCTGCAAGAGATAGACTCATTTGGTAGTTCCTTTATATTTACGGTATCGGTATCGGTATCGGTTAATTTTTATCACCTTATGCATTAATGTATGAGCTAATTATATCAAAATAATTATGTATTGTCAACAATTATTTTTAATATAATTTTATTTAATCACATCATAAAATCTAATTCTAAATTATCAGCTATTAAAGTATTTCGTTCAATTTCTTCTGAATAGATTTTTTGTTTTAGACCTGGAGATATCAGTGGTAATATATCTTCAATATCTACGTCATTGTCTTCACAATAACCAGCGATAGATTCTAAGTATGTATCACATTCTTTACGAATATCTTCAATATTATCATTAAAGATATTCATTGCAGCTTCATCGATGAAAAAATCTATTTTCTTTTTTCGCATCAGCTTGGCCAATTAATCGTCCCTCATATTAATGGTTTGTTCTGTACCATGACGTTTAGCAAACGTAGTTTCCATCCATTCTTTATACTCACCTGGAATTTTCTTTTTCCATTTTTCACGTCTATTAACCATGAATGGTGTACCATCTGTATCTTGTGTATGAAATAATTGTTTTTCACATCCAGGACATGTAACACCTTCCTGAGTACCGTCTGCAGTTATCCACATACCTTTATTAAATTTTGCATTACATTCGTCACATTGAAAATCATAATGTTTAAAGACCGATTTAGCCATCTAGGTTCTCCGTAGATTTCGTTTTTGGTCTTAGCTTTTTTTCGGCAGCCAACACTTCCTTAATATAATTTTGGTCAATATCTGTAAAATATTGCGGAAGAGCAAACATGAATAATGCTAAACCAGATTTTGGGTAACGGTGAATTGGGTATTTTTTGAGTAATATCGATTCATATAATTCTGCATCTTTTTTATGTAAAGATTCCAGAGTTTGAATAAATACTGCTTCGCGTTTAATCTTGTTTTTAATATGAGTTGAATGAGGTGCGAAGAAATATCCTAAGCGACCAATTGCTTTTTCTAATCTTAATGGCGCCATATCATAATCTATATATTGCGTATTATCATATGGTGGTACAGTTTCTGGTAAATCCAATACTACATCCGGATGATACAATGCAGCAAGATACGCACCTAATACATTTTTATTTTTCTTTTCATAATATTCTATGATAGTATTAGCGCGTTCTTCAATGGTTTCGAGTTTCTCTAATTCTTCAAACAGCTCAGGCAAATAAATAGCTGTTCTCTCATTTCTCATTTTATCACTGAATTTAGTAATTTTCATATTAATCCTTAAAATTTATTAACGTCTCGTATTAGGTTTTTTAATCTATATTTAATCATATAATTATAAATAGTACCCGTACCTTTAGCACCAGAATCATGAGACTTATATGCATCTATAATAGCAGTTGATATTTCCTTAGGTAGTTGGAGGTCAACCAAATCAATTAGATGTTTATTTCTTTCATAACCTTCTACCAAATGCGTTTCTAAATCATCAGGTAATTTATCAGTAGTTACTAATGAATTAACGATTCTTTCAACTTCAGCGCCTATACATGAATTTTGTCTAGTACCAGTATCAAAACAATGAGCAGGCGAAAACATATTAGTAATACCATCGCCTTTATCACCACGGATGAATTTCTCAAAACGTGCTGCTCTAGGATTAGGTTCTTTTAAAAATTTACGTTTACCTGGAGAATATTGATATACATTGTCGTATTCTTGTAATTGAATAAAATCCATATCATTAGATATAATCAATACTTTTTGTTTCGATTCTTGTAATCCATCCCATTCAAATTCATTTTCATTAAAGTATTTGGCAAGAACTGATATAACATCATCTGCTTCTGCGCCTTTAACTTTAATAAGAGGATATGGGAAATAATCTTGCATTTCCTGATAAATTTTATCGAGAGATGCATAAATCATTGTCCAATCCATAGGACTTGCTGCACGACCAGATGCTCGTTGTGATTTATAAAATGATGATTCTGTTTTACGCCAATAATCTCGACCATCGCATGCTAAAATAAATGGTTCACCATATTGTGAAATATATCTGCTGCGCAAACTCTTAACAGAATTTAAAAACATATTTCTAATCATATCTTCATTAAGACTATCTTTATGTTTGGAATACGCAATGCATACACCGGAAATCATTACTTGGCTTACGTCCACTATAACAGCCATAATTTATACCTTTATTTGTATATAGGATACTATTATAACAAATAATATCCTATATGTCAATGATTAAATTGAATCTGAACCAAATAATAAACTATAATTATCAGACAAAGCTTCAGCTTTAGATTGCTTTTCTTTAATATTTTGCTTATGTAATGACATTGCTAATTGGTTAAAGGTTGAAGTAGGCATTTCGAACTGGTCTTTTAATGAGCCCGCGATATCTTTACGCAAATCTTTTTCAGCATCTTGTCGCATTAAAGAATCAGCAGCTTGTGTAAGAGCGTCTCTAATAGTTTGACGGTCAACTGGATTAGACGGTACGATATATTCTTCTTTCTCTGGCATAACACTTGACATAATAGTTCCTTATTTAATTTCGATATAATCGATTTTGTTGTTATATAATACTGCCTTAGCAGCTTGATTATTCCATCGCTGATTGAATGTAGGGTCATCAGTGATGGCACAATACACGGCGGTAACTCCGTTCAATACAGCGTGTTTGGCGCACTCTGAGCACATCGGTTTTGATACGAAAAGGTATAATTTTTCATCGGTATTAACACTTAATTTAGATGCAAATGCGTTAATTTCTGCATGGATAGTATGTGCTAATTTAAAATCTCTATCTTTTGTTTTATGTTTAACACCGTCTATATCCATATAGTGGTCTGTATAATCATCGTTCATTCCAGGTAATAGACCATTATAGCCTTGCCCTACAATTTTACAAGATTCGGTTACTAATACAGCCCCTACTTTAGTACTGTTGTCCTTTGAATAACTGGCCCAAATATTAGCCTGTTCTATAAAACGTTTTACCCATTTCTCATCTGTTACCTTAGCCATATTATTTACTCTTTATGATAGTATTAAGACGAGCTACCATTTCATCCGCCGGTACTTTTTCAGATATTAACTGACGGTTATCGGTATGCTCTTTAATTTTATCTTCAAGCTTTTTCACTTCATCGATTGTAATATCAACAATTGAAATATTAACAAGTCGAGTAGATAATTCTTTACTAATTGAGTATTGCTTTTCACAATATAATGTTAAGTCTTTACGTGTAGTTTTCTTAAAATTAATTTTATCTGCAAGTACATCTTTAACAAATGATAGCTTCGCATTTAACCATACTAATTCAATATCAATCTTATTAATATCAAAATCAAATTGGTCTTGAATCTTATTAATTCTATATTCTACGAAACGTTTGATAATTTCTACTTTGGTATCGAATAAAATCAAATTACCAGTTTCATCTAATGCTGTATAGTTCTCAGTAAATGCCTTTGATAATTTAAAATATGCGATAGGATCTTTAGCACATTCTCCATCTTGTTTTGAATTTAGTTTAACAGTAAACTTAAAACGATTAGAACAGTTATCTTCAAAATCCTGAATCTTACCAGCATCTTCAAGTTTGTTTAGAATATCAAAATACTTTTCACGTGTAACACCAAACGGTAGTTCTTGAATTTCCCAAACATTACGTTTAGTTCTTTCTGCAATACCATAGGTGGTATATTTATTATGAGATTCAATCTCAATTTCACCGAAAAATCCAGGAAATGATGGTTTAATAACAGTGTTATCTTTCAACTTTCCAGCGATTGCTAGTTTACATGCTTTAGCAAGAGCCGCCGGTGAATGTGGTAGATATTTACATGCGTGACCAACAGCAATTCCTTCGATACCATTAACGAGAATCCATGGAATATTTGGCAAATAATTAATAGGTTCAGGATTATCATCATCCGCAAAATCTAATACGTCAAAATCTGTAAAGTAATTTTTAAATTCTTCAGATAAACCCGCATAGATATATCGAGGTGCAGCTGCAGCAGGAACTAATCGTGACCCGAAAGAACCATGTTGCTGAAAGATAGGAATATTGTTATTCCAATCAGCAGCTAAAGTAATTGCAGCACCCATTGCTGAAGATTCACCGTGATTATAATTGAACTTTGAAATACCACCTAAATCACTAATCTTTGTACGTTTACCTTTATGTTCATGAATCATAGCATAAAGTAATTTACGGTGTACTGGTTTGAACCCATCAATAAATGATGGAATAGCACGATTAGATAATGTATAGTTAGCATACAGCTTATAGTCATTATCAATAGCATCAGTGATAGTTTTAGTATCGCCCATTATTAATGTCCTTTATTTGTTTATATAACCTATTATATCACGTTTTTTGATTATGTCAACCTTTATTTTGAAGTGATTATATGTTCCCACTGCAATTTTAAATGTTTGCTTACAATATATACTATAGCAGAATATCTTTCCTTATAATCAACAGTTTTATTTCGACCATCTCTAGCCAAAAACTTAAAAGCATATGTATAACTGTTTTCTAAATCTGGGTTATACGCATTTGTTATACTAGTAGGATGGTCTATAATATACAGATATCTGGTTATTTCATTAATACCAATATGAAAGTTACCATGATAAGTGCTATATGTGGCAAGGACAATAATAATCTTGGTCAACTGGTTTAAATCATTTTCCCATGTATTAGAATTGA